TGCTCTTCCGAGCTGGGGAGATACTATCAACAAATGGGATAAATTAGGATTCCTAGAAGGCCTTAAAGGTCACCTAAAAGAAAACGTAGCTCAGTTATATGAGAACCAAGCGTCTTTCTTAATTAACGAAGCAACGTCTGACGGGTCTTCAGGTTCATTTGAAACTGTTGTATTCCCTATCGTAAGACGTGTATTCTCTAAATTATTAGCGAATGACATCGTATCAGTACAAGCGATGAATTTACCAATCGGTAAATTATTCTTCTTTGTACCTAAAATTCAAGGGTATTCAGGTGGTACTAACACTCCATGGAGTGATGTATCTTCAGGAGACCACTACGCACCACTAGGAGCACCAAACGGACCAACATCTCAAGAAGCGGGTTACACAGGAGCTGGAGCGGTTGCTAAAAACCTTTATGACTTATTCTACGAAGGAACTGAACCAGGTTTAGACCCAGCAGGTTTATTCGATTATTCAAAAGGTCGTTGGTCAGCAATCACTGCTACAACCTCAATCCAAAAATGGACTAATGGTTCATTAGTAGATGCTAATATTTCAGGAACTACTGACGGAGCGGCAGTAATTGCTTCAGGTAACACAAGAAAAGTTATCATTAAAATGTGTGGTTTTGCTGACACAGGAGCAGGTAAATTAATCGGACCTGATGGTAATGAAATGGATACAGAATCTTTCTTATCTGATTTAATTATCTTCACAGGTGCAGGTTTAGACGTTTCTGCATCAACACCATGTCCAGTATCAACAGGAGCTTTATTGTTCAGAGTTGTTACTCAACAATATGGTAAAGGAATCGTTTCTTACGGTAATACAGTTCAAACTAATTGGCCAGCGGCATCAGGTAATAACCCTGCAGGTAACGGTGGTTCGTTTAAAAACGTATGTGACGCTAACGGATGTATCTACTTAGAAGTTGACTTATCTTGTCCAGTATGTGCTGATTGTGATTCTACATCTTTAGATGGTTACACAGGTACTACTATTACTGAAGCGGCTTCAGGAACATCATTCTACGCAGCGTTCAGACGTTACGAACAATTAGAATTTGAAGATAAAATCGGTGAGGTTTCTTTCGATTTAGATTCAGTTACTGTATCTGTTACAGAAAGAAAATTAAGAGCACAATGGTCTCCTGAGTTAGCTCAAGACGTTGCTGCATTCCACAACATCGATGCTGAAGCTGAATTAACGGCTTTATTATCTGAGCAAGTTGCGGCTGAAATCGACCGTGAAATCTTAAGAGATTTACGTAAAGGTGCGGCATGGAACTTACGTTGGGATTACAACGGATGGAGAAGAATTTCTCAAACTACATCTTATACTCAAAAAGATTGGAATCAAACATTAATTACTGCAATTAACCAATTGTCAGCACAAATCCACAAATCTACATTAAGAGGTGGAGCTAACTGGATTGTAGTTTCTTCTGAGATTTCGGCTATTTTTGATGATTTAGAGTACTTCCACGTATCTAACGCGTCTCCAGAGCAAGACCAATACAACATGGGTATTGAAAGAGTTGGAACATTAGCAGGTCGTTACCAAGTTTACCGTGACCCTTACTTCCCAGCTAACACAGTGTTAGTAGGACATACGCTAAGAAAATGGTTAACAACCGTTTCTACGGACGTATCACAGTTGATGGAGTTAGAACATTCGACTTAAGAGAATTGAGATAATCAACATCTTAAATAATATGAAAAGGGACGATTACTCGTCCCTTTTTTTGTTTTACAAGTATTTATATTATATGAGCGAATTACGTAGATTAATCAAAGAACATTTATTATTAGAAAAGAAAATTGGGCATATTATGGCCAAAATAGAAATTGCCTTTGGTTTTGAGATTGATAGAACTACCCACGCATATGAAAGAAAAAACAGAACTGATATTCCTGATTATAATGATAGAGAAATATCTAACGGTGAATTAAAATATATAATTGAGAGTTGTAGACGAGAAATTGCGGAAGGAATTACCACAGGAGAGATTAAAGATGATGTAGCATTTGTTATTAAATCAAAAGAAAAAGAAATCGCTATGGTCATAGTACCAAAACATGGTGGTGGCTCCTATTGGAAATTACTTATAATTACCGTTTTTAGAGAATCGTATGATTTATCTTTTAGAGTTGGTAAAGACCAATTTGTTATTTGGATTTAAAAAAGAACGGGACTTAGTATCTAAATCGTTTCTATCCCGTTCAAATTAGGAGGTTTTCGTCCTAACCATTATGATTGATTTAGTTGTATCTGAATCGTTTCCCTCAACCACATTACAAAGATAAGTAAATATATTGAATCCACAACTTTTTTTTCGAAAAAACAGATATTTATATATTAAACAGAAATAGGTATGAAAAAATTATATTTTTTAAATGAAGAAGAATCTAAAAGAATTCTAAATCTTCATAAAGAAGCAACTAAAAAACAATATATCCCCGAAGCATCGTTTGGTTCAGGGTCATGGGTATCTGTTAGTTATTCTAATTTTAGTTTAACACTTAATAATTATCTTGAAATGGAAAGAAAAGGTAGTGGTAGTGAATTAAAATTATTTAAAGGTACTGTTTTTACAAAAGAAAACGCTGACACAATAGTTACTAAGCCTGACACAACATATCAATTAGTTGGTGATTACACTGGTGGTGTCGAAGAAGATGGTAAGGGTAAAATCAGATATTTTTGTAAAACTAAAGAATTTGCCATAGAAGGTAGAAATGCAAAATTTTGGGGGGAAGACTTCCAAAGTGACGTTCAAAAAGCTTTTGACGCTTTATGTGATGAATTACCTAATGGTGGTCAAACCGTTACAGGTGGAAAAACTGATGATAAGTCATTTGAAAAATTCCCTTGTATTCCAAACAACCCAAAAGCGAAATCATCAAAATTGAGTGACGGTAGTATTGCTTACATAATTGATGGGGTGGTTTATTACGGGAATGGTAGAAAAAAATTGGTCGACGGAACTATGGCCAATTATTCTTGTGGTAAAGAATCGTCTAATACTAAGACAAATACTAAGACAAAAGTTAAACAACCAACAATACCTTCAGATACAGATTTAGATATGGTATTGACTAAACTTTAAATTATTAATTATTAAAATGAAGAAAATTATAAAAATAACTGAATCTGAAAAAGAGTCTATTTTAAATTTACATAACACGTATAAAAATAGATTAATGGAACAAACACCAGCTCCTGTAACTGCCGCTCCTGCAACCGCAGCTCCTGCAACCGCAGCTCCTGCAACCGCATCCCAAGATAGAAAAGTAGATTGTACAACAACTAAAAATCCTACAAGATGTAAACAAAAAGTTTTAGATGTACAAGTTAAAATTAACGATAAATGTACTAAGATATCTAAAAAATTAGTTGAGGATGGTATATACGGTACTAATACTATGAACGCAATTAATGCTTGTACGGGTATTGATTTGAGTAAAAGTTCGGGAACTCAAACACCCGCAGGAGTACAAACACCTGCAGGAGTACAAACACCCGCAGGAGTACAAACACCCGCTGGAACTACAGTTGCGTCAGCAACAGATGAACCTGTTGATAGCTTAACGGTTTAATCTTCTAAGGGACTGATTAATCTACTAGCGGTAGAATAATTCGTAGCAATTGCAATATCGTGAACATTACAAATTCTCAATAACATACTAACATCTACTTGATGTGGATGAACTTCTAAAGGGTCGATAAAGAATATAACTATATCGACTTCTTTGTTTACAATCATTGATGCTATCTGAGCGTCACCACCCATAGGACCACTTAACATCGTCTCAACCTTAGTTAATCCAGCATGTTTTAAATGTTTTCCTGTTGTACCTGTGGCAACTACTTCAACATTATCTGAAGTGAAGAAAGGTAGTCGTTTCATTACGAATGATACCATATCGGCCTTCTTACCGTCGTGAGCGATTAACGCTAATTTAATCTTCTGTTTCATTTTTAATTTCCTGTTTTGACATAACTCTAATTGCTCTTGATACAACCTCTGCCTCACCTAAAGAATAAACCCCCTCGTGGTATGCCTTCTTAACCGCTTGTATTAATAGGTATGAAGCATTGTCTTTATCCATAGATTGTAGTAGCACGTCTAAATGGTCCTCAGTTAGTAGAGGTATTGTGTCGAATAGTTTTCCAAATAATTGTTGTTCTTCCATTGTGAAAATATCTTTTTTTGATATATTTATAAGTATACTAAAATATCTATGCTAAATCAATTAATAAAGAAAGTATTACTCGAGGCAACTTCTGACAGTAATGGGGGTAGAGGGTCCTATGTTTCTCCTTTACAACCTGGTGTTAGAGAATTTAGTAAAGAGTCGTTACAACCATTTATAACACCCGTATCAAAGTATGTCAATACTGAGTTGGGATACGACAGTTATGACGGTAAAATGAGTACCCCTAAAAAGAAAATTAAAAAGATGGAAAATAAAGCAAAAAACATCTCCAATTATATTAAGAATCACCCTACTTTAACATCTGGTGATGATGAAGGTAATAATATAAACCAAACACCTGGAGGTAAAAAAAGTATTGTACCAATCACAACTCTAAAAGAGTGGATTGAAATAAAAAAAGACACTGTAGTTGTTGGTGAAAAGAAAGTAATTAAACTTAACGAAGGTGATATTATTCGAATGGTAAAAAGAATTTTATCTGAACAAGATGATGAAAAAACTTATTATAAGTTAGGTGCAACAGGTTTAGGATTTAAAATTATTGATGGAAAATTATACACGGTATTGTTTAATAAATCAACAGGAGAAGTAAAACCTGACTACGCATTAAACGGGGAGTTATACGACTTCAAAGTAGATGTTAAAACGGGAGAAGTACTTGACGAGGACTATAGAACAAATATTGAATTCACAGAGTTTTATTGGGATGATATAGTTCGTTCTGATATACAACCTGGACAATATAATAATGTAAGATACAAATTTATTGCCGTGGCGCCTGAAGGTGTACCTAATAAGGCGTCAATCGGTAAACCAGTTGTTTACACGGGTAATATTGTTGCAGAGGACATAAGTGTCTTAAAATCAATCGGAATGACCGAATCTAAAGATACTACCATTTCACCTATGATGTATTATAAGAAGGGTGGAAAAGGGTATTATGTGATGTTATATCCTGGCGCAAGACCTGGTACTGAAGTTACAATTGGTGGGTCATCAAAAAAAACAACACCAACACCGACTAATATTAGTTTGGATATTACAGAACCGTTCGTATTTGACAAAACAGAATTAAAACCTGAAGCTCAAGATAAGATTGATAAATTTATTTCTAATTTAAATGGTTACTTGAAAACATATCCTAAGTATGGTAAATTCTTATTACAAAACGTCCCATTAATTATCGGATATTCATCAAGAGATAAAGACCCTAACGATAGAATAATTGGTAAATTACCTGCATGTCAATCATCTAAAACTATTGGTGAGTATAATCAATGTTTATCACAACAAAGAGCAAATACAATCGCTAATATGATTAAAGAGAAAACGGGTATTGTTATGACCCCTATTGGTAAAGGTGAAACGACTGAGTTCGGGCCAGGATGGACAAAAGAAAAATCAACTACTACTGACCAAACACAACCTAATAGAAGGTTTGTAATTAAAATTAAAGATTATACAGAATAAAAAAAAGAGGTCATTAGACCTCTTTTTTATTTAGAACACTTTGATGTTGATAATTTTCTTATCAGTGTAGTCATCAAAGCAGTAGATTAAAACATACTTACCTAACTTAGGATGAGTATTAGTATGTGGAATACTATCTAATGTGACAACCCCTGTTTTCTTATCTTGGATATATACGTATGAATCGTATGTGAATTCATTATGTAACGTTTGATTAAGTTTGAAGTCCTTGAAAAATCTAACTGAATCAAGATTAGTGATATCAATCTTGTATGTGTTAAGTAACAACTTAACGGATACGGAATCTTTAACCCATAAATCACTTAACTCATAGAAGTTCCCCGCCTTCTTAATAGAGGATTCAACCTGAGCGAAACCAACACATGTGGTTAAGACTAAAACGATGAGTGTGATTAATTTTTTCATATTACAAAGTTAATCAATTTTTTCTAATATTGATGATAAAGAATGAACTATTTGTGATTTTATTTCATCTTCGTACCCTTGTCTCATAATCTCTGTTTTGTTATCATACAAAACATTTAATTTTTCCCAATCTCTCTGAGACAAAACTATATCATAATGGTATACGTGATTGGTAATACTAATTTTTCTATCGTCCATAAGGATAAATAAACCTAACGTAACATTCTTGATATATTTCTTACCTGATAGTGGAGCAATTAAAAATTTAGAATCAGGATGATTAATAAGTCTACGACAAATTGCGGTACAAATCTTTTCATTTTCCGATAGTCGACTTTTTTCTGTGAAAAATCGATACTTGTGCCAAAGAGTAAATTTAGTGTACCATCTCTTTAGAACCCTCTTTAAATATATTTTCATTTTTT